ACTGAAGCTGTGACAGCTGTACCGTCTATAATTTGTTGATAGTTAAGAGGTCTTGAAGTAGAACCAGATCTTTGAGAATCTATATCAAATATATATTGAGATGATCTATCTACTTGAGAGCTATTAAGAGTAGCGTTATATTCGTTAGTTGAAAAATCTAAGAAAGGTGTAGGGTCAAATGTTGTATCTAAACATGTGTCAGTTGTAATAGATTGTGATGGAAAATTCATCACATCAGGAGATATATCAAAATTATAATGAGTTGAATAAGCTGTTCCGTTTATTACGTTAAGGTCTATATTATCACCTGCGGTATTAGAAATAGTAATTTTTGTTAAGTTAGCAATATCAGCTGTTCTATTATTACCAAAACAATCTTCTATACTTACATTACATTGTGATGCAGTATCATTAGTAGATGTTCCTGACCCGGTAAAATGTATTAATATCTGTCCTGATCCAGGGTCTATTGATTTAAATTGAGTAGTTCCGTAAGTTGGCATAATTTTAAATATCTATCTTTACTAATATTGACATTTCTGTATCAGCTGGTTTTCTTACTGGCTGTGCAAGTTTACCTATAGCTAATAAGTCTTGTCTATCGTTATACAATCCTACTGTGGTTATGTATGGTTGAAAATCTGAACCTGTTACATTATCTGCTAATATACCTGACGGTCTTAAATAACTACTACCGCTATACTCTAAGGTAGTGCTACCTGATTGAGCAGTAGGGTTTAAAGTATGGTTATATTCGTAATCTGATAATTTAATATTAAAGTTAGACGTATAAACAGGAACGTTACTCTTCCATGTCAACTCAACTAAACCAGGTGCATTAGCTATAGAAGCAGGATTAGCTCCATAAAGTGAACCACTTTCAAATATTTGAGCCATAGTGCTGTCGTTGATAATAACTTGACCGTGACCATATATAATATTTCCTACTATATCACCTGCTGTAGAGCCTGTTCTTAAATTACCTTCTGCATCATCTACTAAATAGTAAGCGCTATGGCTTAAAATAACTGAGCCTGGTTCTATATGAGTTCCGTACTTATCTTTTGGTATAGAGTAAACAGCTCCTCTGGTAGAAAGTTTTCTAGACCCTGATACACTATAGGATGATTCTATATAATTATCCCATGCAACTATTCTTATATCTTCATTTTCACTTCCAGTTCTTTGTAAATCAGTATTGTAATTATCAGCTACTATACCTGAACCGGTTTTAAAGTTCGAATAATATAATTGGTTAAGACCTCTTCTTACTATTACTTTATTGCTACCTTTATTTATAGAGTATGAACTTGTATAATGCTGGTCTGCATTAGGTCATGTGTATTATGTAGTGTTCCCATATTTTATTAGCAATTTATTCCACTATGATCGTTACAAGCATTTGGATAAGTAGTATAATGTTTATTTCCATCTAACATAAATGCGGTCGGTGTTTGAGCAGAAGTACTAGTTGATGTCTGTTTTAATACTACTATTCCACCGTCACAGTTTATTCCGTCAGAGGATAATCGTGCTCTTACGAATGTACCTAGCTGTATACATCCTGCAGAAATCGGTCCACTACATGCATTAATAGAATGTATATATCTTGCAGAACCGCTAGTTCCGGTTGCACAGTTTACTTGTTCCCATAAGTAACAATCAGCTGTAGGTGCAGGAGACGCAGGAGGAGTTTTAGATGGAGATGGTACAGGAGGAGTAGCTGTTACGGAAGGTGTAGGTGTTAAAGTAGGAGTTATAGTATGTGAAGGAGTAACAGAAGGAGAAGGATCTATACCGTACCCGGCTGTTTTCAACTTATACTTTAATTCATCAGGATTTTCATATTTATATACATTTGCTTTATTAAGCTCACCAGGGTAAAAATTAGGCTTTATATTACTGCCGCTTAATTCTCCATCATATCTTGCTTCTTCATGTTCATGATACGTTTTAATTCTTTCTCCATCAGGTGTCATTACACTAGCCGAATATGAAGCAGTTAAAGGGTTAGCTAGTTCAGTAGATACAATATTACCGAAATGACCTCCTGAGCTACCGGTTAGGTCTAATATTTCTATAGAACTGGTTAAGGCAATATTACCCTGTACACTAGTAGTTTCAACTGTTTGCTGCTGACTTCCTGATATCTGTATTTGTTTATATTTGCTCCTTTCTAAGACGTGAGGCTTAATAATTATACCAGAACTTAGTGAAGTTCTTGCTGGAACGAAATCTTTTATAGACTTAAATAATACATTGTCATAAAACTTATGGATACGTACTAAATCGTTATAATTGTGACTACCTGATATAATATAGTTAGCATTAGTATTTTGAGTATAAGAACTACCTGTTAGTAGATCCCCTAATATAGCGCTAGCTGAATTTGCTAATTCTGTATAACTACCTGAGTATCTATATCCAGGATCTCCTAAGAAATCATCTATATTAAAGTCACCACTCTGTGAAGCTATAAAGTAATCGTTTATTTCGTCGTCTACAATGTGAGTAGGAGAAAATCCTACTTCTGTATTATGTAAATCGTCAGAGTATTTTTTATCTTGTTTTACAATAGAAATATAAGAAGATAGAGTTGTTCCTTCTATACTACCGGTATTATCTATTCTTACTTTACCTAACGATGAAGTAAAGTCAACATAAGGCCCTAAATTAGGAGTATTATTAGCTGCATTAGATGCAGAATCAACTAAAGAACCTCCTACTGTACGAACTATAAGTCCGTTATGTGTTCCAGATGCTCCTGTATAATTATTATGAGTAGGTATACCAAAACTTGCTATTAAAGCTTTTACTCCTCTTTCTGTACCTTTAGACTTTAAAAGTAAAGGTAAGTTATGGTACATTCTTTTATATACTTCAGTTCTGTATTTTTCTTCTGATGTTACATTATCGGAAGCTGAAGTAAAAGTATTTACTAGTTCACTTCCGGTATCATATAGCTGTCCAGTATATGCTTTGAACAAATCTTCTATACCTCTATTGCTGTTATAGAGTCTAACTCCGAAGTTTCTTAAAGCTTCTTCTACTAGTCCGTCAGGAACTCCAACACCTGATCTATTATCAGCATCGTACTTATCAGACATAGCTTTAGAATATATCCAAAGGTTGTCGAAATGCTGTCCTAACATATCAGTAAAGGTTACAAAAGAATTATTATTACTATCGTCAATTATAAAAGTAGGAGTAATAGTGCTTAACTTTGATTGGTTCTCTGCATCAAAATTACTTGCCGATAGTATATTATCAGTATACCAAGAACCTGTAGCAGATCCGGTTTCTACCATGTAAGGCTTTGAAGTATAGCTTTGTTTAGGCCATGAATAAGATCCTGATCCATAATACAGAAATCTTTCGTAATGGTCAAAATTATCTATGATAGTTTTTATACTAGCACTGTAATGAGCTAAAGTACCGGCTGATACTCCTGAAGATGCTCCTGAACCTGTATCAGTGTAAGAGTTTTGGTAGGAAGTTATAAGATTAAGTTTATATTGAAAGTTTTTTAATCTCTCTTCTGCAGAACTAAAATGAACATAAGAGCTTATATCAGAGTAGTCTATACTTAAATCTATACTTTTTTCTTTAAATAATGAATTCAATTCTCTATAAGTTTCATTTATAGGAAAATCAAATAAATCATTATAACTAAAATATTCAGTAGAATTAATAACTTCTTTTTCTTCTTCTATATTAAAGTTAGGTCCTTGTAGATAAGGTATAGTTATTTCGTCTGGTATTATATCTCCTGTTATTTCATATGCTACTGAATCGCTTACTAAAGTATCGATTGTACATAAGCTTTTTTCGCCAAACTCAAAAGGTAAAGGTTGATATAGCTTTACTACTATAGATGTAAAATCTCTGTAGGGTTGAGTATCAACGTTGAGAGCTATTACTAATTGATTACCCCCGAAGTTTAATCTAAAATCTTGTAAATATGAACTACTTTCTAAATCTTCTTTAAGCTTTGTAGTTGCATTTTCTAATACTTCATCAGACGCTTCCGTACTTAATAGTCTAATTTCAGTTCTATCAGGAGATATTTCTTCTATAAAAAATCTTACAGGTAATTTATTTTCAGTATATAAATCATCTAAAAAATTATAAACTAACTTTAGGTCTCCGTCTGTATAACCTCTACTAACTATATCATTCAAAGGATCAATAACCATTTCAGTTACACCTCCGTCGTTATCTTTTTGAGAACCTTGTAAAAACTTTTGATCAGAATAATTATCAAAACTATCTAACAGAATATCATCTAACGAATAGAGATGTAGCTCTATCCTATTTTCAAAAGCTTTGAACGCACTATTGATATTAAATGATTTTACTACTGCTGTGTCTGTAGTTTTAAATCTTTGTAACGAATCTGCTTCTATTAACCTTATATTATACTTAGCTTGTGCCATCTAACTCTGTTATGTCTTCTATTTCTTCAATTGCAGCTTGTTGTTGCTCTAATAATCTCTGTCTTAATTCACTTATTTCATCTAATAATGGCTGTATTGCTTCATTATCAGATTCTACTTTTATTAGTTTAGAACTTTCTCTAATCAAAAATTCGTGAGATAATTCATCTCCTTCTGTGGGGATTTCATAATAAAATTTATCATATAGTCTAAATAGTTCTTGTATTGAATCAGTTTCTTCTTCTATTTGTTCATTAACAAAGGTTTTAAAAGACCTGTCTACTGATTTATCAAAATCATCTTTACTTAAAACATTTTTTTGTATCTTTATTTTACCCATGTCTAACTACCTTAAATACATTACTATCATCAATAAAGGTACTTCCATCTATTTCTGTCTTTATTAACAGTCTATAGTGTCTTTCCGGTTGTAGACCGTCCATATATAAATCTAAGAAAGATCCTGATGAATCGCAACTAATTAGGGTAGAACCTGTATCGAAAGGTATTACCATATCGTCTACGAATTCATCTTTTAATCCATAATGAGACCCGGATGGTAGTGCATAATTAGTTTTATATATAGACCCGGTAGTAAAAGTTCTTACTGGGTTTTTAGGTCTTGCTAATAACCTAAATCTATACTTTCCAGAGTCTTGGTATTTACCTCTATTATTGGTTACTTCTACTACTGCTTCAGAAGAAGTTAAAACTGTTAAACTACCTGTATTATAAGATTGATCGTTCCAGCTAAATTTAAGAGCTGGAGGATATATAGTATTTGTATTAGAACTATAGTAACGTGCTATTACAGAAGCACTAGTAAAAAATTCTAAATTATCTTCTAGTTTAAGTATATATCCATTATTACTAATAGTACCTGAGTAGTGTAATTCTACTGCGTTTGTAATATTAATATCTATATCTAAATCTTGACCGGTAGTAAACTCTTGTTCTGATTCTAAGTTTACTCCGCCTGAACCTGTATACCAAGTCCCACCTCCAGGATATTGAGAGTTAAAAGAAGCTGTTATATTAGTACCGTAAGGTGCTTCTATAGTCCATGATGCTGTTTCGTTAGGTTCTCTATATCTCCAAGATACTCCAGATTTATCAGCTGAACCTGTTGTTATATCGTCTGCAAATTTACCTACACCTCCTACCCAAGCTTGAGCTATAGGATATGCGTAAACAGAGTGCGTATAAGGAAATTCATAAGCAGTAGCAAGCTTAAGATCCAAACTAGCACTCCATGTATTGTCTCCTATCTTATTATTAATTACGTTAGTAATCTCTGTAGTTTTGAAGTGTATTAAGGTTCTAGATGTCTGTCCAATGTCCTGTAAGTTATATCCTGCTAATTCTAACATCTCATCATAACCAGCATTAGCTGTTATTACTTGAGTGTTAATAAAAGCATCGTAATCAGGAAATATTCTATATACTGCCATTTTATGTTGTTGTTATTCGTCCTTGTATGTCTATATTAGGATACTTTATTTCAAATATACATGGATCATAAGAAGGGTAAACTATGTTACTTCTAGTTGCTCCTTTTACATCGTATGCATATGCTGAGTAAGATCCTCCTTGTTTATTAGTTATTTCTAACTTCTGTACTGTTTGTACTCCTTTTACTTTATCTAATAAAACTCCTATTTCAGCTAAGTTGATAGGCTGGTTAATATTTCTTTTAGCAATCTTAAAATACTCTTGAAGTTCTAAATTACAGTTTAGTAAAACGTCTCTACCAGAGTAATTAGGTCTTACTAATATCTCATAATTTACTCCAATATTTACTACAAAAGCATCTTTTATATTTACACTATCGGTTAGTACCATCCACTCACTTAAATACCTTTGTATATTTTGCTTTAAAGTAGCTGTTGGAGCTTTTAAGTTCCCGTTATTATCGTATGCTAATAAGTAAATTGATAATGCTAATGGATTATTATCTATAATTGCATCAGTTAAGTTAGTATTACTTCTTTTATCTTGAGTAACATATACCTTTGCTATACTACCAAACTTAGCCGGTAAGGATAAAGTTCTAACTGTATAGTCTTGTAGTGTTACAGCTCTACCTTGCTCGTTAAATGCTCTTACCGAGTTTTGTCTAAGTTCGTCTACTGTATCGCCATCTCTACCTCCTGATGCAGGTCTTAAGTTATTAAATGAAGTATCTGCAGCTACACCTCTAGTAAGTATAAGATTATTTTTAGAGGTAATAGTGTTAGCAGGTACATTAGCTGACGTACCTCCTCCTACCATGTATCTTATAAGAAGTTCTTCTGTAGGTGCTACGCCATAAGCTCTACTATAAGTAAAATTAGATGGATCGTAAGCATGATCTAATCGACTAACTCCTTGATTGGTAGCGTTACCAACGTTAGTTGGGTCTGGTAGAATTACCTGGTCGTCACTAGTATTAGTTCCTGCACCAAACTGTACTTGTAAATCTCCATTAGACTGAAATCTGGTTATAAATCTTTTAGGTACTTTTCTTAGACTTAGTACATAAGGTACTTCATCGCTATCTGAAGAACTATTAGTAGAGTCTTCAAATATAGTGTCTTGACCTAAGAAGGGTACTTCATAATATGTATCTCCACTACTACCTGTTATATCTAATACACCTATAATATCTGTATCAGAAACGGTAACAGTTTTAAATTTTTCAGCAGATCCTGAGGATATAGTTACTGATTTTATTTTACCTGAAAATGCTTTAACTTTTTTCTTTAAGGTATATGATTCTGGATTACCAGAACCGTCTAGAGTATCTATAAGTACTTCTGTAGGATCGTATGAACTACTAAATTTAAAGTCGACCGGGGTAGTAGTTAAAAAGTCTGTTGTAGAACTATCAGTTGAAGCAATAGTAGAAAAAGCAGATATAGCTGCTGTACTGTTCCAGTCAGGATTATAGCTAGCACCGCTACTAGTTACGGTATTAGTAACTGTAAGCTCGACTTCTGATACTCCGGTTACT